ATCTTGTGCAGTCTTCTCTCTGTCATCTCTTCTTTGACTCAAAAGCTTAAACTTTGCGAACATCGGCTTAAGAGCGTCTTTTGCTAAGTTCACAACCTTTATGACTGCTATAGCGGCTGCAATCCATCCAAGAAATCCTGATGATGCCGCAAGTGCAGCTTTTCCATATAGACTAGTCACAATCTTGGGAAATTCTGTAGTTATGAAATTTTCAGCAGCTTCCAATACTTTATCTTTGACGTCTCCAATCCCACCAAGAATATCTAGTCCAACATCTTTTAGTTTCTCAAAAAGATAAGAAACCCCGACAACAACACCAGTGATAAGAACAGCTTTCTTCCAATTAACTTGCATATTAATAATAGAGTTTATTCCACCTACAATCTTTTTTAATCCAGCAGCAAACGTTGGCATGTTCTTTCCTTCTAGCCAAGTTACGACAGAATTTATTTTTCTTTTCCAATCGTTTAAGATTTCTTTAATTATTGCAGAAACAAAATCAGGTATATATTTAGGATTCTTGATGACATCGTACAAAGTCGTAAATAAAGATCCAACTTCTTCGCCATACTTTTTGATTGCAGCAATAGGATTAAATCTATCAAAGAACCCTTCAAACAGTAGATGCTCTTCAATGATCTGATCCTTCATTTCTGAAGTATAGTATGATCCACCATTCTCATTCAATAATGGCTTGATCCCTAATGCAAGCTCAATGTACTCTTGGCGCTCAAATAATTCATGATATTCGGAATATTGTTTCCATTCTTTTAACAACTCTTTCACAGTCTATCTCCTGTAAAATCTGTTATGCATATATGATTGGTAATATATTCCAGGGCGAATTGTACCTTTCTCTCTGGCATGAGGAACTTCACCTAACTCTGTTGAGTTTCCATCTGTTGGCTCTGTAAGCCATTCTTCTTCTTCCTCATCCATTCTTTTTAAATATTCGTATCTTGGCTTTTCCATTTCAATAAATTTTCCAACAACAAATAATATTGGCTGTAATGGATCCAAAGCATCTTGTGGCTCTTCTCCTTGCTTTCCTTTTGGCTCTGGAGGAGTTTCAAATAATCCTTGTAATGAGGCATAAACATTCCCTCCTTGAACCGAGTCTCTTGCTACAACTCCTTTCTTACACATAAAATCAAATAATCTAGATTCTGTGTCATATGTCAAATCAGATATTTTATCTTTAGGGAATGCAACAACCTTCTTCATTTTTGGCATAATAACAATATCAATATCTGGGTGATCATAAACGACATAGTCTCCACCAAGTGTCTGCCTCATATCAAGAGAAAACTTGTAGTCTTTTAGTTTATTGGCTTCCCTAGAGATAGATTTCTCGCCTACAAATACTTTAATTGACATTAGATTAATTCCTTACAAAATTCTTGAGTCTTCATAACCTTTAATAACATATTGTCATTAATTGATTGCTTTGAGAAAGATTCTAACATAACATCTAACGAATCAAACTTATCAGATAATTCAGGTATAGAAGTTTTATTTTTTGAGATAATTTTTTTCATTCTATAAATTTCTTCATTAATTGCAATCTTTAATCCCATACCATCATCTGCAAATGAAAAGATATATTTAAATAAAAGATCTTTTTGTTCTTCTAATAGATCATCATATTTTTCATTGAATTTTTCAACAAACATTTTAAGAACCAAATTATCTACAGGTTCTACTGCCATAGTTTCTTCTTGGCTAGTCATTTCCTCGATCAAGTTACTTTCCAATATAACTCTTGTTTTTACCGGTGTTTTGACACTAAATAACTGCCCAATTGTTGCCAAAGATTTATAGTTTGGCGTAAAGTTACTAAAAGTATCTTTGCCCAGTTCTTTATTTATTCTGTTGATTACATGTGTCTGTTGACTAAACACATGTCCGGGATGCAGAGAAAGATAGGTTCTTTGTGCTTCTCTGAGAATCATGTTTGCCCAGTCTTTTGTTGCGCCTTTGGTTTCCAAGACAGAGCGATAGGCATCTAGCTCTTCATCGAGAATAGAATTTTTTGCAAAGTTTTCTTTAATAATATCAAAAGCAATATTCTTTCGTTTTTCATCTTTGTTTAACGCTGCCTTAGTCATTTCTAAGATCAACGTTTCGTATAAAAACGCTGTGTTTCTTTTTTTATTGTATTTCATTTTTCTTTAGGCTCCATACTTTCAAGTAGCACTTTCAAATCGTGGCTAATATTAAATAGTTGCTTCTCTTCTTTATCGTAAATCTGTTTTTCTTCCGATTCATATACCGTATTTACGATGTTAGCGATAGGATCACTGAACATTCTTTTCATTGGATTAGTGACAGCTTTTGTACTATTTGTTCTTGCTGCTCTACCTGCTTCGGCATCTTTAACAGGCTTAATCTTTCTTCTACCTTTGCCGTCACCTCTGGATACTTTGCCATCTTTATCACGACTTCTGTTTCCCGGTGCTGCGAGTAAGGAGGATTCTGCTCCTCCACCTTCGTCTCCACCGCCGGCACCTCCACCAGCGTCACCAGCAGGTGCTTCTCCGCCTCCAGCATCACCACCGCCGAGATCAAGTCCGCCACCAGCGCCTCCGCCGCCGCCACCGAGATCAAGTCCGCCACCGGCACCACCAGATGCTCCAGTATCAGGAGCAGAGGCAGGAACCTCCTCAGAAGCTTTCTCGAGCATAGAAGCCATCTTCTTATCATAGAACATTTCTCTCTGGTTTCTTAAGAATTCTTCATCAGACATTCCAAGAATATTTTCAGAGATCCAACGCTTAGAGAAGAAGCCTTCAGTAGCAGCACCAGCAATATCAAATTTCTGTTTCCAGTGTTCAAGTTCCTGAAGTTCTGCGATCTTTGACGGATTGTTTAAAAGCAACTTAAATGATATAAGATCATCACCACGATAACCTAATGTATAAAGATGAACCAATCCAATCTTTTCTAATTCTGAGATTACAGATCTTTGTAGTCTTTGAATGGTTCTTGCGAAACGAATATCTTTCTGAGCAAGTGTTGCTTTATCTTCTGTTTGTCCATCTCCTCTGGAAAGGTAAGACATGGGAACTTTGAGAGCGGAGAATAATTTATCACGCAAATATTTAACATCATCAATATCGCCCGTATAAGATCCACCAGGCAATGATTCAACCCTAGAGCTATTGCCACCCCTAACAGGAATGAAATAGTCCTCATCGATGGATAACGGGTTGTAGCGTAGATCTACACGTCCAGTGTTGGCATCAATTAATTGATTTCTTTTCATCTGTGTAGTGACACGCTGCATAAATTGTTCTACATCTTGAGAGGCAATGTTACCAACATCAATATAAAACACTCTTCTCTCTGGCGAACGAACAATACGATAAGCCATCATGGCATCTTCCAATAAAGTAAGTTGTCTCCAGATTCTTCTAGCAGGCTCAAGGACTGATGTTCCATAAGGAGCATACTTGTCATTGCCCAAAATTCTAAAATGTGCGATCTGCCAGTTTTCAAAAGTCAAACCTCCAGAATTCCATTGATATTGAATATAATTAGGATTTGTCTTGTCTTCGCCCTCGAGTCTTTCAACCTCATCAATAGGCAGAGAAATAGCATGTCGAATCCCCAATGTAGCATCAATGTCTAGATATAACATAAAATCGCCAAACTTACACAATGAACGACTCCAGCCAAATAAATTTAAATCTACATTAAGAATCTCTTCATATAGATTTTTGAGAATCATTTTAATTTCGTCATTTGGACATTTTATGTTCAACATCGGAGACAGCATTGTAGAAGTAGTCATTTCATCTGCGTAAATATCAAGAGCAGAAGCAATCTCAGGAGTATACTCCATTTGATCAAAGTCCATATATCTTTCATAGCGATTTTGATTTGCCATGATATTTGCAGTCATATTATCATATGGATTGTACGAAGTCTTCTTAAAGTCCAATCCCATAGCAGAATTGAAATTATACTTGTCCATATCTGCTCGTTTATAACGTCTTTGCATCTGTGTTCGCCTATTGACGATAGGAGATGAAAGTAATTTTGTCAACCTTTTATACAGAGTACTCTGTGGGTTTCTTGGGTTCTTTTTCTTGTCAGCCATTGTCTTTATCCTTTGAATATCCAACTAAATTTATCTAAATTACGCCTATGTTCTTCAAGACTTCCTTGTGGTGCTGGATCGAAAGTAGCATTAGTTTTGTTATAGCCTTGTTGCCCTCTGATATTTGTGTTCAAAACTGTATTTGTGTAAACCATTGAATTTAGCATAGCTTTTTGCAACTCCTCTCCCCTTTTGGAAGCGATGATTGCTGTGTCTCTAACCCAACAAGCAATAGCCAGTGCCATTACCAAATCATCGTTATATCCTTTCATGGCTTGAGGTTTTCCCAAATACCACACAAAAGTCTTTAATTCATTCAATAAACGTAAAGATTTTATAGTAATTAGTTTATTTCTGACGAACTCCTCTAATTTGGCAATAATTAATGGACGAGTTTTCATAGATGTTGTAAAGCCCGGAACAGCACTTTGGTTTCCTATCGCAGAAACCTGCTCTATGTACTCGCCTGATCCTTTGACACTGAAATAAATATTTGGATATTCCATCTCGATTAGCTTCTCAAGAACTGAATATCCGATATTATTGTTCTCAACCACCAGTAAGCATTCACCATATTCTCTACCTGCCGAGTAAAGCATATTTGCAAAGTCATCAATGTTTGGCTTTCCTTTATATTCTGCAACGATTTCCATTGTATCCGTATTGACAACGTGGAATACAGAATAGTCAGCCCCATCACCCCTTGCAACGTCAGCCACCAATACATACTTCTTTCCATCTTGGCACTCTTCCCAAATCCAATAATTCCTATCATACCCTACTTTGTGCTTTGGCTCACAAACCATCTTCTCAATTCTTTCAATATCATCAG